TAGTAATATATTATATAAAATATAATTTTATATATTGTTTTAATTCTCAATATAGATTGTATATAATCAATTTTTAAACACTCCGACACATTTTTTGAATTTATTTTAAAAAATGTGTTTTCTCAGAATTTTTTTCTCTATATAAGGTATAATTAATGACGGGAGGCGGATTAATGCAGCTAGTAGCCTATGGCGCACAGGATGTTTACCTTACTGGTAACCCTCAAATTACTTTTTTTAAGGTTGTCTACCGCAGACACACCAACTTTGCCATGGAGTCCATTGAGAACCCCTTCAATGGTGCTCCCAACTTCGGCAAGAAGGTTACCTGCACGATCCAGCGTAACGGTGATTTGATCCACCGCATGTACCTCCAGGCTACTCTGCCTCAGGTATCTCTGCAGCCCTCTGATGGCTCAGGTGCTCAGTTCCGTTGGCTCAACTGGATCGGTCACAACATCATTGAGTACGTTGAGATTGAAATCGGTGGCCAGCGCATTGACAAGCACTATGGTGATTGGCTCCACATTTGGAACGAGCTCACCCAGGAGCCTGGCAAGCAGGCTGGTTATGCCAAGATGGTCGGCAACGTTCCTGAGCTTACCAACTTGCTCTACCAGGGTGGCTCATCATGCGAAAATGATTGCTATGGCGGCGAGCCCCTCACGTCTGAGGTTGTCACCTCATGCGCCCCGATGTACACCTTGTACATCCCCCTCCAGTTCTGGTTCTGCCGCAACCCTGGTCTGGCTCTCCCCTTGATTGCCCTTCAGTACCACGAGGTCCGCATCAACCTTGAGTTTAACTCATTGAACAACTTGTGCTGGGACTACTCCAACTCCGCTGACCCCCACGCTATTCGTAACCGTGTAGGCCAGTGCGGTTTGGCTGCTGCCTCCCTCTACGTAGATTACATCTACCTGGACACGGATGAGCGCCGCAAGTTCGCCCAGGTCTCCCACGAGTACCTCATTGATGTCCTCCAGTTCACTGGTGGTGAGTCCATCACTTCCTCAGCCAACAAGCTGAAGTTGAACTTCAACCACCCTTGCAAGGAGCTCGTCTGGGTCGTTCAGCGTGATTCTTACCAGTCATGCGATGATTCCGTCATCAACCCGTGGAAGGGTCAGCAGCCCTTCAACTACTCTGACTGGTGGGACCGCTCCGTCTTGGAGTCTGGTTACTCCGTCACCCGTGTTGAAGGCATGGCTGGCAAGAACCCCACGGTTACGGCCCTCCTTCAGTTGAACGGCCACGACCGCTTCCAGGTTCGCGATGGCAACTACTTCAACTGGGTCCAGCCCTACCAGCACCACACCAACATCCCCGCTGTTGGTATTAACGTTTATTCATTTGCCCTCCAGCCTGAGCAGCATCAGCCATCGGGCAGCTGCAACTTGTCCCGTATTGACAACACTACCTTGTTGTTGACGGTATCAAACAACGCCGTTGGCGCTAGCTTGTCATCCACCGTTCGCGTGTATGCAACTAACTACAACGTTTTAAGAATTATGAGCGGAATGGGTGGACTTGCGTACTCTAATTAGAGACGGAAAGATCAACCCGTATACAAAATATATTTTATATTATATGCATTATTTATATTTGTAATACATCTTACTATTACAAACATAAATTAATAACATTTATATGTACGCTTTTTTTACATGTTAATAAAATTGAATTTAAAGATTCATAAAGATAATAAGATAAAATGGCACAATCAATTTGTAAAGCGATTGTTCAACAAGGACCGAGAAAGAATCAATCATGCGGAAGATCTCCACAAGATAATGAATATTGCATATATCATCAACGAAATTATGAATATGAACAATATATAAAAAAAGGAAAAAATTTATGTGGAATGTTCTTTCGTGGATGCAATTCTGAATTATCACAAGAGGATACAGAACAAAAATATAAAATATGTGCTCCATGCCGAAAGAAAAAATATAATAAAGGATTTCCGTGTCAATTTGAAAAATGTAAATTCTCAATCACAAATGAAGAAGATAAATATTGTAGAAAACATATTCGTCATTTAATAAATGATGATGCAAAAGAAAAAGAAATTATATATTGTGATATTTCTAGAGGATGTTTTCAACCTATTGTGCATGGAACTAAATGTGATATATGTACCCAAGCTGAAAAAAATACAAATGCTACTCATATCATAACACTTCGTGAAAAGTATGATATGACAATGACATTAGATGTATCTACATTACAGGAAAAACAAGAAGAAATAACAATTAGTGTTCCTGAACTATGGAGGTGTGTTCAAAAAAATGCATACTCAAGAGCATTATTATTTACAATTTCGGAAACAGATTTTGAGAGATTAGTTATACAATCATGTTATTATTGTGGATTTCAATCAGTATCACGATTAAATGGTATTGATAGAATTGATAATAATAAAGGATATATATTACAAAATTGTATTACATGTTGTAAAATGTGTAATTTATTTAAAAATATATTACATCCTATAGAATTTCTTGATAAAGTAAATGCAATTTATTCATATACCAAATTTGCAATTCCTATTGCTTCCCCTACTATTAAAAAATGGAAAGGATATTTATCAAAATCACCTAGAGAAACTCATAAAATGTATATGATGCAATCAAAGAAACGTAATATTGAATTCTTATTATCTGAAATAGAATATAATAAATTAATTCAAGGTGTTTGCTATTTATGTGGAATTCCAACATCTCAATCTCATACAAATGGAATTGATCGTGTAGATTCGTCAATTAGGTGTTATTCTATTGACAACTGTAGAACATGTTGTGGACATTGTAATGTCATGAAAGGAATTACTTCATATTCGGATTTTATTAAAAAATGCATTCAAATACATAAACATGCATGTAATCTGTTATTATTTAAAGAAATTCCTGTATATGATGATACATATTGTAGAAACGAATACTACATAGCTGAAAATGTACATGAAATGATGACTAATGGAAAATATCTAAAATATATTGAATGGTGTCAAGAAAAAGATAAAACGCCTGACTTTATATCAGCTATGAATGAAATACGTCATATAGAAAATATAATGACAAATAAAGCTGATATAATAACATTAATTCAATCTGAACAAGAAAAAGAACGCAAACGAAAAGTAACAATAGATGAATTAAAAGATAAAAAAAGTATTAATTGTAGATCAGTCTATTCATATTTAACACAAGGAAAAAAAGACGAATTTATGGAATGGTATCAATCAACTTATTATAAAACATCATTATTTGATACACAAATAGATGAGGTTATAAAACAATTACCAACATTATCAAAAGAAGATGGGATTGAAGCATGTAGAAAAGTAATGTATGATGAAAAAAATAGAAGAACTATTCAACAAAGACGTGAACGTGAAAAGAAAGTTGAAGTATATTCAAGTTCGCTACCAGTACAACAAAGTATGCCTAAAAATGAAGTTATTGTACCTCTTATTATAGATCCTGTTATACATAAAGTTCAATCTATTCAAGAACAAAAAGGATATATAAAAGTATCAACCCCAAAACAATGGAAAACCAAACAGATTTATGAAGCTATCCAAGCTGGCCAAGAGCATCTATACAAACAATTTTGTGAAGAGAATAATGGAAAGGAATGGCTTGAAACATGGCCACTATTTATTGAACAAACCAAAGCATCCAAAGAACCAGAGAAAGTCATTAAAGCATTTGTAGAGAATCTTCGGAGAATCAGACATAATGCATTATGTGCCAAAGATGTAGTGGAACGAGAGGATAGAGAACAATGGCCTGCAACAACTGTTGTGAAAGCATTTCTTGAAGGCAAAATTGACAAGTTTAAAGCATATACTGAAGCTCATACCAATGAAAATCCAGAGGATCCTAAATGGATCAAGCGATGGTCTGAATTCATGCAATCATTAGAAGAAAACAGAGAAATAGAAGCGGTGTTAAAAGATAAATGTAGTAAGTTTATGACTGCACAGAGGACAAAGAAGTACCGTGCAAAGAAATAATATATACATAGTATAATGTACAACTCTTCCAAATCTAGTATTCATCTTATTATCATTTCATTTACTATCTATTTATTTGTTAATCTGTTTGAAAATGTAATACATTATAATATTGGTAAATTTAGTAATAATGAAACACAAATAGATATTCCGACTAGAAAAGATTGGTTTAAAATCATAATTGTAATGTTTATTTTTGCATTAATACAGGGTATATTAACCTATGTGTTTAATTGATATTTATATTCTATGAATAATAATCCGTTCAGACTCTCCACCTACATAAGGAGAATGTCGTACTAAATAAGTAATAAAAGGAGATAATACAATTTTCTTTCCAGCTCCTTCTATATTTTTAAGCAATGTATAATCTTCCATAGTAGATTGCTCAAAAATAAATCCTTCTTTTACAAGTGCAGATCGGTATGCAAAACTAATTCCAACTTGTCCACAAATAATTTCATTAAAATTCAGCGGTGGAATAATTCGCCCCCGTTCAATCATTTTGAATACAATTGCATCAGCAGATGGAGTGATAGAAATTTCTTTCATAAAACATTCCATGTAGTTATCTGTAAGAATATCATCATCATCTACAAATCCAATCCATGGTGTATCTACTAATCGTAGCCCTACATTACGAACAAATCCAGCAGTATTATGAATGGGATTTTCCTGACCTAACTTAGATGTAGTTATACATAGTATACGAGGATCATTTAATAATGATAATAAATATGGATCTCGTGGACTGCATCCATCAAAAATAAGAATTGCTTTCCATTCTGATTTTGTTTGATTCAAAAGAGATTTGATGGTGTCTGCCAAAGTGATACGATTCATAGTAGGAATGATAAATGTGATAAGTGCATTATTTTTATGAAAAGAATTAATAAGATTGTCTGTATCTATGATTTGAGACATTAATTATATAGATAGTCGTATTCTTTATATATTACTTTTTATAATGATAATCATACTAAAAAGTAATAATCTGCTCAACTGGAATTGAACCAGTGACCAAAGGACCTACAATCCTCCGCTCTACCGCTGAGCTATGAGCAGTTAGAGAGATTTTTAATCTCTCTAACTGCGACTAGTAAATCGTCAGAGACAATTTAGCTATGAGCAGTCTAGATGCTTTTATGAAACATCTAGGCTCATAGTTCAATCGTCAGAGACAATTTAGCTACGAACCTAGATGTTTCATAAAAGCATCTACCACCGTAGGATATTTATTTTTTATAAATTATACGCGTTTTCTTTGTTTTAGTTTTAGTTTTAGTTTTAGTTTTAGTTTTAGTTTTAGTTTTAGTTTTTCTAGTACCGCCGTTAAATTTAGGTTTTTTAAATTTTTCTGTAAATATAGCATGTATTGGTGGGATAGATATTTTTAATTTATTTTTAATATTTAATTGATACATATTGGTTTTATTTGTTTTATATAATTCAATGAATTTACTAAATTTAGGGATTATATCAGGGTTATAATGTATGTATATATTACAAAATAACATAAATTGTTCTATATTATAATCTTTACATATCCAAGATTGATTCAAATTTTCTCTTTTATATTTTGTATATTGTGTGCATAAGGTATCTAATATACTTTTAGGATTTTCTTTTATATTAGAATGATTGGTAGCTCTTCCAAAATCTATTATCATTGGACGTCCTGGCAAGTCTTTACCGAGCCATCCTGTAATATAAGGATTAATCATTATATTATCCATATTTTCATCTCCCTGATAATATCCTAAACTATATAAAATTACTAATGCAAGTCTTGATAAATTTACATAATAACTAAAAAAGTCATACATATTTGCTTCTTTGCATTTTTGCTCTATTGTAGATAATGTATAGTAACCTTCTAAATATGGCATACATATTATTCCATACTTATGTGTATCTTGTTGCATTATATTAAGAACACGATCATCTTTATTAAGAGATAACAAACTAATAAAAGGATGATGGCGATCTAATATATCATATGTAGTAATAGGTGGTACGATATTATTTGGTTCTTTATTTTCGGCATATATAGCAGATTGAATTTCAGCTTCTTTTATAAATTTTTCAGCAGATGTTACTTGTTTTACTAAGGGTTTATTTGATGTATTAGAACTTTTTACAAGTCCTCTTTCATTTTTAATAAAACATACTTTAAATATATATGAACTAGGTTTATCATTTGTAGCAAGATTTAATATATCTTGAGTATTTGTATATTTAAATACAATGCCATATTTACTATCAGTAGATATTGTTGTTAACTTTTTTAAATCTAGTGGATTTAAAATTTGTTTAATAACATGATCAAATTGTGTTTTAGATTCTGCTTGAATATATGTAGAAATTGTATCTAATTGATTTGTAAGAAGAGTATTCATAAGAGATGTGTTTGATTGTGTATAGTTAACAACAGGGGTGGCAGGTGTAGAAGTATTGGGTTCTTTACGTTTTTTAGGTGTTACAACTCCAGCCATTTATTATTATCCAACAAAATTATCGTCCTCTCCACAACTTTACAATTGCCGTATTATAATTTACTTGTGAAATATTATAAAGAGATGTTTGCAAATTATTTGTTTCAAATTTATAAGGATAGTTCAGAATATCTCCAAAATTAGATACAACTTTCTTTTCAAATGATAATAAGATTCCTAGAATACGTTCCACTAATTCACGTTGCTTTCTGGTACGAATCACTGTAACTAATTTGCTGATTTTGTATTTTTCTTCTAACATACTAACAATTGTATAATCAATGATTCCACTGCAACCAAATGCACCAATCCATGTATTACTTTTAGCAAATTCTTCTATTTCTTTGGATTTGGTGATAGATGCTAAAAGTGAAAGTGTTTTTTTAGTAACGACTTCATTTGTTTCTTTGAAATGCCAATGGAATACTACTTCATGATCCAGTTCTTCATCTGTGAATAAACGATGAAGAACCATACTATCATGCATAAAGATCATGGTATCTGCCCATTTCTCTTTATTGAAATAATAATAGGGTAGAATTTCACCTGCTCCATTGAATTCACTCTGTATAATCTCTGTATTAACCAGTTTTCCATTTACTGTATTCACACTAGAATTATCATCAATAATAATAATTTGATTGGTATAGAATTGGCGAATAGAATGATAACAAGCGAGCCATAAATCATTATCATTTGTTTTTTGAATATTTCGTAGAATAACAAATACATAGGTTTTCTCATTATGAATCAATTCAATGGCTGGCGTACGTTTGACAGAAAATGTATTTTTGGTAGAGTAATCAGATTTAGAGTAATCAGATTTAGAGTAACCAGAAAAAGCAGGTAACTTCCAATCTGATTCAGGGTAGACTACTTCATTCTCTTTTCCTTGAAATGATTCAGATAATACAACTTCAGGTCGTTCTACACGTGGTACAATGACAGGCCGAAATAGCTCGGGAATTTGAGAAAGATCACGCCTTTGTGGAATATGACGGTTTGCCCACGATGACATATATAGAAACCAATTTAATTTGATATGCATTGATACGCATTGATATGTGTATTAATCTATAAAAATATTATCATAAGGTAAGAAAATGGGAGTAACCGGATCAAGTTGTTTTGATAAATGGTCTGGATTATCAGATACTACATTATACGAAAAGATATCGGGACTAGAACGAAAAATTACAATACTTGAAACAAATAATAATACATTACATACAAAATATGCAACATTAGAAACAAAACACGAAGCATTGGTCAAAAAAATGAATAATACTCTATCTGAAATGGAAGGAATGTTAACCAGATTAGATAGCGTAGAGAAGAAATCGTCCAATATGCTATTTATGCAGACTGAAATCAATGAGATGGATGAAATTGTTATTATTAATGTCTAAAAATATAAATGGATAATAGAATGAAATATTTTTTACTTGGATGTATCCTTATTTTATGCGTAGCATTAATTCAATCATGTGAAGGATTTGGAATGTCACCTGGCACTTTAACTCAACTTCAGTCTACTTCTGTATCACCTATGGGTCAATATCTTGTATATTAATCGCGTCATATCTCACTCTATGTTCATCTGAATCCCATGTAATAACAGGTTCTGATGGATACATTGCGTATGGAATAGCAGTTTCTGTCGGTTTCTCAAGAGAGAGTAAATATTTAAGAGCATAGAGACGACGATCAATGGGATTCATCTGTTTAAAACGTGTTCGTCCGAGCTGTTTCCAACGCCATTCAAATTGCAATGCTGTTCTCCATTCTGGTAATGAAATATAACATGCACGTACCCATTCTAATCCTTGTCCAACTTGTATTGCAGTAGCTCTGGCACCACCTGATAGTTCTTTATTATGTTGTCGTAAACGACGATCAGGATCTACTGTTGCACCAATATAAGTTTGGTTTTTGCTGGTATATAACATATAGCAATAGAATGACATACTAAAGAATTGTATATTAATATTTATATTATGATTACAACGCTTATTATATTTGGTAGCAATGGAATGCTCGGTACATATTTCACTCGTTATTTTTCAGATCTATATAAAGTAATACCGTTAACTCGTAATGAGTTTGATATTAACAATATTTCATCATTAGAAGATTTTTTATTATCATTAGATTGTAATGAACAAACCTGTATTATTAATTGTGCAGGAATGATTCCACAGCGTATGAAAAATCGTAGTATTACAGAATATTATACAGTAAATACTGTATTTCCTCTTCAGTTATCTAAAATCTGTAAAAAACTAAATACATACTTGATATGCCCTACCACAGATTGTGTATTTAGTGGTAAAAAAGGTGATTATACAGAAACAGATTTTCACGATGAAACAGATTCATATGGAATAAGTAAATCATTAGGAGAGCCTTATGATGCTACAGTTATTCGTACATCTATTATTGGAGAAGAAGTAAATAATAAGTGTTCATTTTTAGAATTTATAAGAAATAATCGTGTAATAAATGGCTGGGATAATCATATATGGAATGGAATTACTTGCTATCAATATTGTAAGATAGTTCATACTATCATTACTAATCAATTATTCTGGAAAGGGGTTCGTCATATTTATTCACCTCAAAAGAAAACAAAATATGAACTGGCATGTATTATTCGCGACATTTATCAATTAGATTCTGTCATTCATAAACAAAATACTATAACAAATGTTGATAAAACATTAGTATCTATATATGATTCGCTATTTGATATTCCATCATTGGAAGTACAGATAGAACAGCAATCGCGATTTATACTTAAATCGTAATTGCAGATAGCTAAATTAGATATATGCAATCGCGATTTATACTTAAATAGTAATTGCAGATAGCTGAATCAGATGGATCATGTACGAAATCATTTAGCTGAGTTACATGGATTGCGACAAATTGTAAAAAATAAAGATTCACGATATTTTAAATATAGTACAATTAATCGTAATGAAATAACAGACAACACTATATCCATTGTTATGACTTCTCATGAAAGATCAAAACAGGTTTATTTTACATTAGATACGATACATAAATGCATGTACAAAGATATTCAGGTTGTTTTGGTGGATGATTCTGTTAATGATCCTGTAGATACAAATAGGTTATACAAATATGATTTTAATATTGAACTTATTCGTATCAATCGTGCCATTAAAAATTGGGGGAATCCATGTATAAATTATAATATTGGGTTTGAATTTGTACGTGGTGGAAAAGTAATTATACAGAATTCAGAAGTATGTTATATTGGAGATATACTAACCTATATAAATGATACTGTAATACATAATAAATATTATGTATTTGATGTAAAAGCATCGCGTAATCACCAAACAAATGAGCATATTTATAATAAAGCTCTGACGATTGATATCTATAATGAAGATATTTGGGATATGTGGTATCAACATTATGTACATCGTGATTTTCATTATCATTTTTTATGTGCAATGACACGTACCACATTTAATAAAATTGGTGGATTTAGTTATGATTATTCATTTGGTTCAGGTTATGATGACAATGATTTATTAATTAAAATTAAACAGCAAGATATTCAAATTATTAATGTATATCATGATGTATTTAATATAGGTGGAATTCATTTATTTCATGGTTATAATGTACCTGATAAAAGAGCATATGATAATCCACAGAATAATATATTATTTGAAAAAAAACAGAAATATAATGAAGTATACCATAGTTATCTTGAATTATCTGAATATAATCAACCTGATGAACTTATGAATCAATTTATAAAACTATGTCAAGTATAAAGAATAATAATAATACTTATTAGATAAAATAATGAAAACAATTGTATCTATTACAGGAATTCGTCCTGATTTTATTCGGATGTGCAAGGTATTTGCCGAATTGGATAAGCATTATCATCATATTTTGATTCATACAGGGCAACATTATGATAAACATTTATCTGGCATTTTCTTTGAACAGCTCGGAATTCGTCAGCCTGATTATATTTTAAATACAGGAAGAGAATCTGCAAATCATTTTGAACAGTTGAGTTATTTAACACGTGAAATTCCCAAGCTATTTAAAGAAAAACAAATTCATCCAGACTTGATTATTTTCTTAGGAGATTCTAATTCTGCTGGGGTAGCATTTCCTCTTAAAAAAGAAGGATATAAGATTGCACATATTGAAGCGGGAATGCGTTCATATGATAAAAGAATGTTAGAAGAAATCAATCGTACTGTATGTGATCATTGTAGTGATTTATTGTTTGTGTATCATGAAGAGTATAAGGAACAAGTAGCAAAAGAGGGGCTTACTAAAAATGTATTTGTAGTTGGAAATACAATTGTAGAACCTTTTCAAATGTTTAAAGATCAGATTATGGTAGAGCCAAAACGTAAAGATCTGATTTTATTGGATTGCCATCGCCCTGAGAATTTTAAATACAAAGAACGTTTGCAAAATATTATTACGTTTGCAAATGAATGTGCAGATCGTTATCAACTTCCTGTAAAAATGCTATATTTTAAACGATTACAGGATACACTTACTGAATATCAAATCTCTCTAGGAAAAGTTGAAATGGTTCCATTGATGGCATATCAGGAATATTTGGAAACAGTATATCATTCGCGATTTATTATTAGTGATAGTGGAACAGGTCAAGAAGAACCTGCATTGCTTCAAACTCCAGTAGTAGTTCCTCGCGATTTTACAGAGCGACCGCAGAGTTATCAGTATGGATGTAGTATAAAATTGGATGCAAATCAATTAAATTCTACAGAAGTATTTGATTGGTTAGAGAGTCTTGAAAAGAATGAAGTAAAGATAGATGCATCGTGGTTAGGAGATGGGCAAACTAGTATAAACATTATTAAACACATTCGTCACTTTTTATCTGATTAATCATGTGAATATATTTTGTACAAACACATTGGGATGGATCTAGTGTATTAATATCAAAACTATTAATAAAGTTCTTACTATGTTGTCCTCCATTATACCAATGAATGCATATGGTATTCTCTTTGATATAATCATCATTAGAATTAAAAAATAAATGATATATATTAGATTCATATGGATATGCAATTGATGTGTCTAAATATGTAATATTATCAATAGCATTATGTAATATGATTGATTTCCATAAATCAGGACCTAATATTTGATATCTATTTTGCGTATCATGAATTAATTCTTGCATTGTTAAGAATAATTGTGTAATTATTTTATTTTTTGGAGTGGATGATATTAATCCAGTTGGTATTGTATCTTGATATGTAAATATACACATATCTGTATCATTGAATAATATATTTGATAATGGTTTAATAAATAAGATGTCAAAATCAAACCATAGACCACCATGTTCATATAATTTTGCAATACGTATGAAGTCTGCTTTATATACAACAGAAATATTATTAGAAATGTTATATTCTTTTTCAAATGAAATGGGTATTAATTCAATATTCTTACTAATTGAAGTGATTTTATCTAATGTTGTTTTATTTGTAATATTTGATGAATGTTCGTTACTATTCCATTGTATCAATGTTGTACTTGTAATATCTGACGTATAAATAATAATTTTCTGATTGGGATTTAATTTAACTAAAGATAATATAGTATAGTAATGTAAAATTGATAATTGATCACCTTCCCAGTATGTGAATACAATATTAGGTATTAGCATAATATATAAAGACATTAATATATATTTAAGTATAAAATGTTAAACATTCAGATAGCATCAGAAAATTATCAAAAACAACCATTTCCATATGCATTTCAAGATAATGTATTATGTGAATTAACTGCAAACCGATTACAAAAAGAGATTCTAATGATTCCAAGTGATGCATGGGACAGATATAGTAATCCATTTGAAGACAAATGGACATTAAGAGATAAATATGCATTTCCTCCTCTTCTTGACCTGTTATTCAAAGAGTTAGAATCAGATAAAGTTGTCAATCAATTATCACAGATCAGTGGATATCCATTATTAGTAGATCCTACTCGCAATTTCTGGGGAGTACATAAATATAATAATGGAGATAAATTAGATATTCATATAGATGCAGGATTACATCCAGTCACAAAACAAAAGAAGCAAGTTACACTGGGAATTTATTTGAGTGCAAACTGGAAAGAGGAATATGGATGTGAACTTGAGATATGGAAAGGAGAAAGCGCGGGGTTACCTATGCCACGGTTACTAGAAAAAGTAGATTCTATTGCTCCTTTGTATAATCGGTTTATTCTGTTTACATGTACAGATAATGCATGGCATGGTAATCCAGAACCAGTTCAAGCGCCAGCAGATGCAACACGTATTTTTATAACGATGTCTTATTTGAGTGAGAATAATTCAGACCAAAATAAGCGAATGAAGGCGTTATTTGTGGCACGTCCTGGTGATCCAGAGGATTTAGAAAAAGATAAGATGCGATTACTACGAGCTGATCCAGAAAGATATAAAGAGGTTTATCGTATATAAGTTATAAATGAAAGTATCTATTGCAGCATTAATATACAAATCACCATTATATGCCGATTTTGTATATAATCAAATACACATGTATACTCCTATGATTAAAGAAGGAAATGCAGAATTTTTCTTTGTAGCAAATGATGCTTCAGATGAAGTACTCCAACATTTAATTAAAATGAATTATCCATTTATTAAACATGATAATCAGTACTATACAGATGATGAATTATTTAAACGTGGTATTGGTAAACCAGAATATATACATAGAGTATATCGTGCATGGAATAGATGTATTCTTGAATCAAAATATGAATATGTCTGTTTAGTAAACAGCGATAATGGATTTTCACCAAATTGGTTAGAAAATTTAGTAAAATATGCTAATGAAAATATAGCAGTTAGTTCATTATTAATTGAGAGAGGTCATGAAGTAATTGGACATTTTCCTGCAGATTTAAATGGGACTGGAAGTCTTGTATATGACTGTGGAAAAACACCATTAGTATACGATGAAGAAAAATTTAAAAATTTTGTTTTGGACAATAAAGATATTTTTAAGAATAAAATTAGCCAAGGAGGTGTATATATGCC